GTCCTTCTTACTGTGCTTCTCTTTCTCTTTTTCGCTTTTCTTTTTCCCCATAGCAGTCTGAGCGCCAATAAGAGTGGTGAAACCATTGTCTGTCTGATTCTGTCTGAAGCATGTGATTCCACCTCCCTTATACAGTTCTGGTGTAACGTTGTGAACTTCAAAACCTCGTGAGATGACGCGGGATTTTTCCAACTGATATTGATCTCCTGTTGACAAAGCGGTTGCCGTATAGCCAGAGGCAGCTGTGCTGAGTGGATCAGCACCTGTATGGACTGACTGAATCATCAACCCCCCATTCGATGGTCCAGCCACACTTGCTGTTGGGTCCAGAAACCCCAACTCCAATGTTGCTATCGTTGTTATGGTATTTCTCTGCTGATTATCCGTTGTTATCAGCACATCTCTAACTGCATCGGTGACAGAAACAGTAGTCTGTCTCTTGATGCATTGTGTTATGGATTTACCGACAATCCTATCCGGTACTCCTTGCACTTCAAGTGCAATGTCGTGAAATGGGTCGATAGCGGCAATCAGCCACCTCCTCCCTTCATCAGTCATACCGGTTTTTGCACTGAATCTTTCCAAGGCTTTGTGGGCCTTGAAATAACTTTTCTTTGAATTACCGCTCATTGAGATGACACAAAGTCGCTACTAACAATTTTTACGGTAACCTGGCAATGCCTTAGGCGGATTTTCCTACTACAAGAACCAGAAAAATGAGTTCTTGTTAGCTGTGTTATAAGTTCGAATGCTGTCTGTGACTTCCTCAATCTTGCGATGATTCATGTCAAAATAGAGGTTCCTCTCAGCACCTGACAATTCAGTCAGGGCCGGGTGTTTGAGGGCAGTCAACTGTAAGAGTCCATCTAGGTAAAGTTCCAAGGCCTTCTGGTTGTCCTCAGATACACCGAACTTTGTCTCCATGAGTTGCCTACTCAGCCCACTAACCTCAACATTTTTGAGATACTCAGCCTGTTCAGCTGCTCTTTTCATGAGATTGCGTTTGTAGACATCAGTCTCACCCCGTAAATACTTCGACACTGCCCTTCTATTTGTGATTCCTTCGGTAATTCTAAGGCCATACATGGCAAGGCTCTTTAGAATTGGACAACCTGGATAACTATACAGAAGACTAAGTGATTTGGCCCTAATCAATTTTAATCTTGTGTTATTAGAGCATCCCAAATACTTGAAATGCACATAACCAAAATCCAAAATCGCAGATATTGGGTCTCTTATAATATTGACGCTGTGCTCACTGAACACCATTCCACAAAAGCTAGCTTGGCTGAAGTGTTCATAAAACTCCAGCTTTGCTCTTGCTCCCAATCTAATCATTATGTTGGGGTCCAAATCATACAAATGAGCAGCCAAGCAGTCATCTCCCTCTATTTGAGGTGGACAATGGTCCACATAGAAGGATTCCTCATGACCAGACTTGTGCAGAATAAATAACACGAACATCAGGTTAACAAGCGAGTTAGATAAAGAGGTGTCCATTTCCCCTGAATAACGCTTACCATCTAGGTAGCACTCAAACTCCTTGAAAACCAAATGATTCTCACCAGTCTTGACTTTCCTCAACCATGACATCAAAC